ACTCGCTCCACATCAGCACCCCGCCGGAACTCGTGCGGATGTATTTCCAAGGAGTCGCTACGCGACAGATTGAAATTTCATCCGCACTATACTGCTTCCGACATTGTACCGCCCTCCGATAGGCGTAGTCGGGAAGTGAAATAATTAATTTTATTTCTATTTGACATTACCAGATGTCGAGAATCTCCCGGTGCAACTGGTTGAGCTAAGGGAAAATTGAAAGGAGTCATGAATATGGCTAACAAGACCAACTCCAAGAAGGCAACCAACAATATCGGTTGCGACAACCTCATCGACAACGCTTTCGTGCCCGAGGCAGGGCAGGGAAACCGTGCAAAGAGTGCACAGAACGCTCTGCGTGAAGAAGCTGGCTTCGCACCCGTAGTTTCCTTCAGCGACCTGTTCGACAAGGGTTGGAAGGTATCAGCAAAACACTTCGGCAAACCCGCAAACGGCGAACACGAGGTCATAATCAGTTGCGACCCCGAACCCCTCAAGGGGAAAGACGGTAGCTACTATGTAAAGTTTGAGCTCTGCGAAGAGGCAACGGGCCTCACTTGGATGACTACGGGCATCAACCAGAGCGAACTCAGCAACCTCTTCAACGCAATCAGCGAATACAACAACGGCATAATCGCAGGTAAAGACCCCATACAGAGCCTCTCCTTCCTCAAAAAGCACGCCTTCAAGGTTTGGACAATCGAAACCGAGCCCAAGAAAGTAGTAACCTACTTCAACGAAAAGAAATACGACAGACGTTGCTACGTAATAGCAAGAGAAGCAAGCCAGAAAGTAGACAAGAAGATGGAAGCTGAACTTGAAGCCTCCAAGTAAAAAAAGCCAGAGGGTCGAAAGACTCTCTGGCTTTTTTTATGTTGGTGCATAATTCACTTCTTGTTATACTCAAAGAAATCGTTACAGATTTTTGAACGGCCGTGGCATCCGCCGGCAACACGAACCCAACAGGAATAGCAAGTCTTATCGTCTATGCGAACATCACTAAAAAGCTTTGAAAGTTTAAAATGGTTTTGCGAAGAAGATTCAGGAGGCGCAACAACATAGCCTTTAGTTCTCTCGGTATACTCAGGATTGAAGGTTTCAATTTGGAGCAAAGTTAAGCCTTGGGAGGAATCTAAACCAAGTCGAGCGTCTTTTTGCTCCTGAGTTTCAGCGGGTAAAGCAATGAAATCAGAGCAAGGAATGTTTGAAAGGTCTGTACAGCGCTCTCCTTTACGATGCTGGCAAATATTACAAGAAACTACATTTGTGTCAACAATCTCGTTGGAAAGAGACTTACTTCTTTGAAGATTGTGGGAATCGGATTTAGCTTGGGGCGAAGTTTTATGGTGAGAAACCTCATTAACCTTCTTCTCCAAAAAAAGGGAGACCTTTTTCAAACAATCAATTTCCGTAAAAACCTCATCCGTAGATTCAATATAACCATCAGAAGAAGGATAATCCAAAGGAATATATTCGTCAGGAATATGTTTCCAAGTTGAACCAGAACGAGAGACATGCGAGCCTTTATTATAACGTCTACCGGGGTTGCTGTTTTTCATTAAGCCAGTAACATCGCCAAACCGTTTATTTTTAGACCGGCAACTCTTGCACCGTCTCGGAAGATTAAGATTATTTTCATGGAAAAAAGTAATTTCACCGTGAGAAAGCACAAAGCTACCGCCACAATCCTTGCAAACACGCTTTATTTCAGCCACAAAAATCACTACCAATCCCAAAAAATTAAAAAATAAAAATTAAAAAAATAATATAATATATAAATAAAAAAATCAAGCGATTATAGCACAGCTTGATGAGATTTCAAGGGGCAAGCACCAGTGTCGCACAGCGACCCCTTGATATCTCATCTGCGCTGTGCTTTTTTCACAAGCGCAATAAGGGAAAAGGAGATTTGAAAATGGAAAGTAAATCAAAAATTTATCCTGAAACCTGCGAAGGTTGTAAGAACTACGAAAAATGCAAAAGCGAGTGGAAATACGAAGATATAAGCCTCGTTGAATACTTAAGAGGTTTTGTTGACTGCTGCGTTGATTTTGAAAGGAGATAAAAAAATGAAAGAAAACAAAGAAAGATACATTGAAGAGCTGATGAGAAAGCTTCCTGAAGTAGAAAACATATACATGAGATTCGTGGTATGCGATATAGCCGTGAGACTCGCAAGAAACGAAATAAAGCTGAATCAGGCAAAAGGGCTCATAGAAGAACTGCAGATAATGTGAAAGGAGATACGAACATGAAGACAATTGAAATATGCGTGGAGTGCAGACGAAGCGACTTCGAAGAAGAACTGGAGTTCTGGAAGAAAATGGAGGTTGAAGACGACGCAGATTTAAAAAACATACTGGACTGTGAAGTTATACAGTTCGGAGTATGGGGATTCGAAGGCATATACGCAACAATATATGACATAAACGGAAACATAATACTTGATTACTAAAGGAGAAATGAACATGTCAAAGATTTACTACCAGATAGGCCGCAAGAACGGCAAAGGCGCAAGCGCATACTCCTACGCAAAAGCCAAATACAACGCAGAGAAGCTGGTTCCTATGAGGATGACAGATGCCTATTGGGGCGTACTCGAAGAAGAATATGATGAGAGCTTCGATTGCTCAGGATTTTGGAACTATCTCGTGAGAGAAGACGAAGTATACGCTTACTGAGAAAGGAGAAAAGCATGAAAGCATACATGGTTTATACGCCGTGTTCGAACTGGTATTACTCAGACATAACACCAATAGCCTTTTTCAGGAAAATAGAAGACGCAGAAGAATTCATATTAGCTTGTAAAGAATCCCGTCCATACGAGGTATTCAATAAGCTATTAAGTTATAGCTGGAATCTACACGAAGCATTAGCCAAAAGCGTGGAATCATATTTCGACGATGAAGACGAGGAAATGAAAATCAAAGAAGTGGAGGTTTTCTAAATGAAGTATGCAGCATTCTATCCGGAAGAAGGTCGATACAGCAAGCTACTCACATTGCCAATGGCAAGAGCATTGGCGAAACAGTTCCCCTCAGCAATTATCGTGAATATGGAGACAGGCGAAGTTATTGAGCGTAGATGAGAAAAGATATTACCCATATCTCATCTGCGCTCACAGACTATTCTGATGAGTTAAACTCGTAAATCTGAAAGGAGTATCAGCATGAAATACAAAGTAAAGGTAAAAGACATATCCATTGGCTATCTGGAAGTAGACGCTGAAGACGAAACTGAAGCAGAGGACAAGGCTCTGGAGATATACAATCAGGGCAATGTATTCTGGAACGATGGAACGGTGGAATTCAAAGTTTGGGAGGGATGAAGTGAAATATATACTCTTGGCTAAAGAACACTCTATGGGTGTAGTAGCCGTGGAAGCAGATAACCTTGAAGATGCTAAAACCAAAGCTGCTGAAATCTACCTGAAAGGAGAAATGTACTGGTTCGATGAAGTTGTAGACTTTGAAGAATATACACCGGCTCGTAAGAAATAAAGCATTACGCAGTAACCCCTATATATTACTAAGAGAGAAAATGTATTTTCTCTCTTAGTAATATATAGGGGTATAAACGTGAGCATCAAAAAGTACAAAATTTTTATATTTACAAAGGAGAAATGAATTATGTTAAAGGCAAATCTTAACGTTGTATACGTAGCAGAGATGGTTCGTGTAGGTAAATCCGTGAAGGGTGACTACGAAATGGTTCTTCTGAAGACCAATGGAGACCACGCAAGACTTCCCATTTGGGTAAAGAACGTTCCTTCTGGAATCGTGGAAGGCGGCAAGTTCACCATCAAGGAAATCACCGGTGCCGGTATCCGCCATATAAAGCCCTCTGAGCGCTTTGACAAGTGGCAGGATGAATTCAGCATCGACGCTGTTGTGTGCCCCGTATAAGCAATCTAATAGGTTAAACAAGCAGGCAGGAAGCAATTCCTGTCTGCAATTTTATTTTAAAGGAGAAATTACTATGTACATCTGCGAAAAATGCGGAAGAGAAGTTGAAGAAATCATCGAAACCACCGATGGCCAGAGCCTCTGCGAAGACTGTGTAGATGAAGAACATCTGTTCTGCGACGAATGCAACGAATGGGTGCCCAGCGATGAAGTACACAGCGTCAGGATATCCTACAGAACTACCTACAACGTATGCGAAAGCTGCCTTGAAGACAACGACCGTTACTTCCAGTGCAGTAGCTGTGAAGAATGGTTCTACGATGGCTACGAAGGCGGGTACGAAACCGCAGACGGAACCATATGCTCAAACTGCTACAACTACGACTATGTAACCTGTAGCGAATGTGGCGAAGTCATCAGAGAGCAAGACGCCATATATAACGAAGATGACGAAGAGTGGTACTGTAGGCGTTGCAACGAAAGAGCCGGAAGAATCCGTAACTATGGGTACAAGCCCTCTCCTGTGTTCAAGACCAAGCATGATACATTCCATGTATCTGAGGACATCAAGGAGCTGATGTTCGGCGTAGAGAACGAGATAGACAAAGGCGAAAATCCTTTGGACACCGCTGCTGCCATCTGTAGAAAAGCTCCGGACGTCTACATAAAGCATGATGGCAGCCTTGGTTCAAATGGCATGGAAATCGTCACTCATCCTTGTTCTCTGGAATACCACATGGAAAACCTTGGCTGGGATAGCATCTGCAAAATTGCTATGGAAAGCGATTACAAGAGCCACGATGCAAGAACCTGTGGTCTGCATGTGCATGTTGGCAGACAGCAGCTCGGTGATACTGAAGAACAGCGCAAAGAGACTATTGCGAAGATAATTACTCTCGTGGCAAGGCATTGGGATGCTATAGTCAGGTTCTCAAGACGCAGAGAAAATCAGCTCAGGGATTGGGCATCCAAACCCAACATAGACCTCAGTAAGAAATGGACAAAGGAAGACCTGATATACGAATGCATGTATGAAAGACACAGAGGCCGTTACCGTGCAGTTAACCTCTGCAACTATGAAACCATTGAGTTCAGAATCTTTAATGGCACTCTGAAGTATCATACCATTCTGGCTACTCTTCAGCTCGTTTCGAATATATGCGAATACGCAAAAGAAAACAGCTTTGAAGTTGTTCTTCAGAGCACTTGGCACGGAATAACCCACTATAAGACTTACGGAGAGCTTCAGGCTTATCTGAAGGCCAGAGGTCTGGATGAGGTAGACAGTCCTGCAGGGACTCGTCTCTGGACAAAGGAGGAAATCGAGGAAGAAAAGAAGCGAGGAAAGTTCAAGGTAGGTGACTATGTAAGAATCAAGGAAAATCTTGTGCCTCACTGGAACACTCCTGCAATCGTAGGGCACGCTGGAGAAATCGGCGTTATACGGTATATCAGAGAAAGCAGAGACTTGCCCTATACCGTAGAATTCGAAAACAGATTCTGTAGCGAACTGTACAGCCCTGATAACATCTACAGCGGTCACGGTTACAGAGTGATGGGAGACCAGATAGAACTCATCGACTGCGACCACGTAAGCGACTTTGATTGGTAAATAAAGGAGGATAAAAATTATGTGTATCATTGCAGCTAAGCCCGCAGGAGTAGCAATGCCCAAGTACGAATACATCAGCAACATGTTCCAGAACAACAAGGACGGCGCCGGTCTTATGTACGCAGCCAATGGCAAGGTACATATCGAGAAAGGCTTTATGGATGAGTTCAGCTTCGCAAGTAGACTTGCGGAGCTGGCAAAGGAGCATGACATTGAAAAGCTTCCCATCGTGATGCATTTCCGCATCACCACTCATGGCGGTACAAAGCCTGAAAACTGCCATCCTTTCCCCATTACAGACAGTATGGGTATGCTGAAGAAGCTCAGATGCAGAACCAACATCGGTGTAGCACATAACGGCATTATAGATGTCAGCCCGAGAAGCAAAGACATCTCCGACACAATGGAGTACATTGCCGGCAGACTTGCCCCTCTCAAGAGAGCAATGCCTAACTTCTACAAGAACAAGGATATCCTGCAGATGATATACCACGGCATTACTTCAAAGATGGTAATCATGGATAGAAACGGTGACATGAGCTTTATCGGAGACTTCCGGGAAGAAGACGGTGTGAAATACTCTAATACCAGCTACATGTATAACTACAGCAGCTACCGTTGCTTTCCCTATGAAATGGAAGGCTACGACGAATACGAAAGCTACAGCTACAAGGAGCTTATGTGGCTGGATGAAGACAAGGGCGAATATGTAAAGTCAAAGAAAGGAGACTTCTTGCAGGATGACTTTGCAATAGACAAGAACGGTAATGTATATTACTTCGATTCTGAAATGGGAATGTTTGTAAGGCTGTACGGAGCAACCGCTTACAACAGTAACGGAGGCTTCTTGAAGTTTAATCCCGACAGCGAATTTACTTGTCATGAGGTGGTAATGCTTTGACAGACGCAGAATACCTGTTCAGAAGCCAATCGGCTGAACTGAAACGCACAGGCCGTGGAGCCTACAACAGAAAGGGCGGGAGCAGAAGTAAACGCTGCTCCCTGCCCAGCGACAATCTTACTGAAGCACAGAAAAGGAGAATGAACGGAGAAGTTATGAGCTGTAGAATGAATGAACCTATGAGCTGGAAAGAGTTCAAGAAACTGCCCACAGATGTACAAGCGCTGTATATCATCCACCTGAGAGACAAATACGGCGCAAGAAACACAGACATTGCCAAGATGATGGGAGTAGAACGTTCGTATCTGTCTCGGCATATCAGCGCTAATCTGCCAAAGCTGAAAAAGAGTCCCGGCGGAGCATCGAAGTTTGAAGACCCACGGTGGACTAATTTCATCAAGAAAAACGGAAATGATGAAATTAAAACCATCAATGACGAAGTTGAAGAAACAACCGAAGAGTACATTGACCCTGTCGAACCCGAAATGCCCGATGAAAAGCCTATGCCTGAAAAGAGGACAATCCCTCTGAGAGTGCTGAGCGGCAAGCTAAACTTCTCCGGTAACGCAGGAGCAGTATTCACAAAGGCCAATCTGCTCTTTGACTCAGCCAAAGAATACGACATCAAAATCATTTTCAAGGAGGTATGCGATGCTTAACATGAATCTCGAATTTGAGCTGGAATATGACTGCGCAAAGCGAAAGCTGCTGCTCATAGACTACGACCCTCCCAATGACAAAGAAGACCCGGTAAGACTTGCATTTACTAATGTCAATGACATTGACGGCATCAAAACTGTAGTAGGAGCATGGATTACACTCAAGGCAGAAACTGAAGAAAAAAAGGCTTGCAATGCGTAAAATGGTCGATATACCGTGTAGGTGAATCGAAGTGGAGCGCTACGCTTCGGTATTACTTACACGGAGGATACCTCAATGGCAGAATATGCATCGAAGGGTGTCGCAGGAACCGGGCTTGGACTTGGCGCAGCAGCGTTGGGAGTAAACCTTCTCAATGGCAGTATTGGTAATCTGCTTGGCACGGGCTGGAACAATGGCGGCTATGGCTACGCTATATGCAGCGACAACATGCCCGTGAACAGATACGAGGCCACTCAGAGCGCCAGAATTGCCGAGCTGGAAACCGAAGTCAAGCTCAGGGACGCAAACATCTATACCGACGGCAAGCTCAACGACCTCAGAAACTACATGGAAAGAAAGTTCGACCATGTAGAGCACGAACTGTGTGACCAGAAAGCATTCAACACCGGCACTATCAGCACCATTAACTGTATGCGTGGTGATATAGCAGAACTGCTCGGTCTGACCAAGAGAATTATACCCAAGGACAGCATCTGTCCTGAGTACATGCAGAGATATAACTCTTGGGTCGCACCGACCACCACCGCACAGGAAAATCCCACCGGCGCATAAAACAAAAAAGGGGAGGGCTTTCGCCCTCCCCGATTCAAAGGAGTTTATATGGTTTCAATAGACAAAATCCAACGCGGTGCGGCAAGATATCTTGATGCTGAAATAATGCCAAAAGCTGAAGGTAAAGATAAATGGATTATTTCTGCCGCAGGAACTCTGTATCTGGCAAGGCTACCGGCTCTCATCCAAGCCCTTAAAAGCAAAGAAGCAATAGCTCTTCTCGGTATCATCAGCGAAGACGGAATGAGCGTGGACTTGGATGCAATAATGAGCAGCATAAAGCCAGCAGCCAGACAAGCACCGGCGACCATCAAAATCCCATTCGGAGGCGCTATATCTTTCACCGAAGGAGATATAGATATACTCAAAAACTATATCATGCAAGCTTAGGAGGTAAAGCATGGAAAAAATAAAACATCTGGCAGAGAAAATCCGTGAAGAACTCAACGATGCGGAAAACTACGCCAAAGACGCTCTCAAATGTGAGCATGACGATAAGGAAATGTCCAGAACTTTTGCAGCGCTGTCAAGAGAAGAACTCGACCATGCAGAACGTCTCCACAAACAGGCAACGAGGATTATCCATGAGCATAAAGAGGAACACGGCAGTCCTCCTGAACCTATGCAGACCATCTGGAGCTGGGAGCATATGCACATGATTGAGAAAACAGCATGCGTCAGAAAGCTCCTCGAAATCCTCAAATAAAAATCTTAGTAATTTCTTAGTAATTTGACTGTCTAACTTATTTTACATATGCTCATTTTATCTCACATTTGTAAAGTTTTTTAGACAGCCAAAAACGGGATTTTCCCGACAAAACAAAGAAAAACCTGAAACCTCAACGGTCTCAGGTTTTCTCATTTTTGGTGGACGATACAAGACTCGAACTTGTATCAAAAAGGGTAAAACCATTGGAAAATCAACGGGTTTGAAACCTCATTAGTAATTTCTTAGTAATTAGCCCTTTTTAGCGGCTTCTTTATACCCGACAATGGCATTAAATCTCTCATCAATAACCTTATCAGCGGCTTTTCTGCCAGCATCAAAAGCATGGATATAAACCTTCTTCATAGTCGAGTCTGTCTTCCAGCCGCCACGAGCTTGAGCAACAACCGTGGGAATAGATTCTTCGGCCATAACAGATGCATTGACATGTCTCAAAGCATGAAATTTCATCTTGGGGAGACCGCTTCCTTCAAGAACTTTCTGGAACCGCATATATACGGCATGACCAGAACGAGGTTCAATGACATCGCCATCAACCTTGTCAATAAGTGTCTTGATATAAGCAGGAATATCATAGACCCTCTTTCTGTCTTCTTCTTTAGCAGCTTCTTTCCTGAGAGGCCCAGAACGAAGGTCAACAACGGATTCGACAAGGTATAGCTTATTACCAAAGATAGATTTACTTTTAGTAAGACCGCGAATTTCGGACATTGACATTCCGAGCCACATTGCTAAGAGGCAAGGCAGTTCGATATCAGTGTCCTTAATGACAGGGTAAATGTCTTCTGGCGGAACAACTACAACAAGAGAGCGCTGAAGCTCTGGTAGGGTAACATCTATGTCAATACCCTTGACATACTTGTGTAAACAAGTAGATACAAGATTATAGGCATCAATGACAGTTTTAGGCTTAATAGTCCCACCCTTGCGAGAAGGCTTATCAAGCTCAGCTTCAATGGCAGCGTCAACGGCAGCGGAGGTAACATCTCCAATCGGCATTTTCATAAGCTCTTGGAAACGTTTATCTCGTATATATTCATACTGCTCTATTGTGCGAGCCTGTAGCCTATTACGACGAGAAGAAATGTACTTTGTGATAGCATCGGAAACCGTGATGTTCTCTACATGCCTTTTAGAGCCAAGCAAGCCGGCTTTGAGAGCTCTGGCTTGAGCATAATACTCAGCTTCAGTTGGAGCCTTGACAGTGTACCGAACACCATCAAGCATAACCTGAGAATACCACTCGCCAGACTTAAGCTGTTTAGGCTTTGGAACAGCAACCTCGGTCTTTTTCTTCCGGCTTTTAATAACCTTCTCGCCACAGTAAAGGCAGTAAATGGAATAGTCAGGTATTTCCTGCTTGCAAGCTTTACATTTCATAAGCTACCTCGCCAGAATTTTATCCCAATTCCTGTCGATAATTTTGGCCTTACGCTCATTCTCGGCCTTCCAAGCATCGGCCTGTATCCAAGCCCTTTGAAGTTCGTCTTTGAGAGTGTCAATCATGCCTTGATAGCGCTTGCAAACGGCATCAATCTCCTGCTGATAGGAGGCATGGATATTATCCTGTATCCGTTTATACTCCTCATTATCGCTACCGAGGCGTTCGATGTCCTTGAGAGCCTCTGCAAGAAGGTGCTGGCTGCTCTCGTCAACCACAATGTTGGGTATAGCGCAAGGATACTTGCCATTGGGGTCTCCAAGCAAGTAGGCGGCAATAGAAGAAATAGTGAAAAAGCTGGGGTCATTGACCTTGCCAGTGAGAGTCCGCTTTATGGTAGCCAAAGAGATGCCGGTACCGTCAGCGACATCTTGATAAGATTTCTTGAGGAAAATACGAGCCATCTGAAGGAACTCGCATACACGCTCAACGCCCATAACAGAAAGGTTTGGGCCACTGCATCCGCTTCTGAAAGAATGGCATTGAAAGCACTTATTAAAAGGCTTGTCGTCGGTGACAGCAAAGCTGAGAGTTACATTCTCGTCCGGAAGGAATACTTCCTTGTTCTTGGTAAGTTCATCCATGATACTACTCCTATCATTCTAAGATACTTTGTAGAGCGCTCAACGACACCAAGGATGACGCCAACGACTCTTGAAAAACATAACGGGAAATGATAGGCTGTAGATGGGTGAAAACCCATCAGCCTATTGGCGGTACGGCGGGGAAAGCGGTTTGCCGACAGCATCCCCGCTGTACTTTAAAACTAAAATAATTCAACAAAACTAAACAAAGGAAAGGTGAAACATGGAAAGCATCGAGCAAATGCGAAAAGAAATCCTCGCAATGTACAAAACACTTCCATACGAAGACAAGCTCAGGGCATACGTGATGCTTTCAATCCTGCGACAAAAGCGTGAACCTTCGCAATCTCGTCGGCACGCAAATCAGTAAGCTCAATAGAATATAAATCGTCAAGCTCATTCCCATACGGGGGAATGGGCTTCTTTTCTTTTACGAGGTCTGTATACACCAAATCCTCAACAGATACTCCAAAGAAATCCGCGATATCCTTAAGGGTGCTTTGCCTCGGCAAGGCATCATTCTTTTTCCAAGCAGTAACAGAACCAGATGACTTAACCCCAACCAACGCAGCCACAGCATTGGGTGACTTCCCTATCGACTTACACAAAAACTCGTAATTTGTCCAAAACATACAAGCGAACCTCCTTACATTTGTTCAAATGGCTGAAATGAGAAAAGACGAGATTTTTATATTGCAAAATGAGATAAAATGAGATATTATAAGGGCACAATTGAGAAAACTGAGAACGAAACCTCATTTATAACACTTCCGGGCCATGTGAAATGTTATATTCATTTGCATACAACAATAATAACTCATTAAGGGGCGTTCGTCAATAAGTTTTCTCAAAGAAACTAAGAAGGAGTGAGAAATTGAACGCATTTAAGAAGATGAGACTGCTCTCTGGCAAGACAGCAAAACAGGCAGCAGAAGAGGGAAACCTCAAGTACACATCCATACTGAGATGGGAAGGCGGAGTATCAAGACCCAAGGCTGATGTACTTCCGACTCTTGCCAAGCTCTACGGATGTGAAATCAAGGAATTCATAGGCGAATATGAGACGGCGAGATAGGCGGCATTTTGAAGCATACCGTCCAGAAATAAGGACATTCGTATGCACTAAATGCGGTCAGAAGACACCGGCAAACAAATATCGAGGGAAGACAAAGGCAGGACATGTAAAGACTATGTACTGCTTTAAGTGTAAGAAAACAGAGAATCATATCCAGATAGATTGAGGAGGCGTGAAAATGTTCGGGGGTAAAGTCAGATGCCTAAAGTCAAATACTGTGCCTTAGCAAAGAAAAGAGACCCTCTGAAGGGTCTGATACTTGAATACATCAAAAACAACAATCTTAGTACAGGACAAGTAGCTACTAAGTTAGGGGTATCAAGAGCCACCTGTAGCAAAAGGCTGAACCAAGAGCACACAGACAACTGGCTCGGAGACGCGAAAGAGCTTTGTAAGAAGATGAATATCCCAATCGAGGAGTTCAGAGCTGCTGTGAGGTACTGAGATGAAGGAATGCTACAAATGTTTCTACAGGAGCCGAGTAACACTCTCCTGTGACTACTACCTTACAACTGGTACAAGAGTAGTCAAATCTGAAGAGCATTGTAGCGGATTCCGTGAGCGCGAAGGAGAGAGTCTTGCTCCTCACATCCTTGAAATGGAAGCGCTCTACTACAAGGGCTTATCAGACAGAGCTATAGCGAGAAAGCTCAGCGTAAGCAGATACTCAGTATACACATGGAGAATATCACAGGGGCTTCCTCCGAAGGGAAACGAGCAAAGAGGACGGCCTAAAAGAACGGAGATGAAAGATGGAAACTGAATACAGCGATTACAGAATAAATGACTTGATGGCGACTCTGCACAGAGGCCACGCAAGTGCAGTAAGCCGGCAGCGTCTGGCAAAAGAGATGGACATGTCCGACAGAGCTGTGAGAGCTCTGATAGAGAAAGCCAGAGACGAAGGTTGCCTGATACTGAACAAGCAGGACGGCAAAGGCTACTATCTGCCCGACAGTATAGACGACATAGCATATCAGTATTGGCAGGATACCAATAGGGCGCTGGCGATACTGAAGCGTAGGAAGACAATGAGGAAAATGTTAAAGGAGGCTGGAGTAAAAGTATGATTCAGGTGCCTGACCACCCTCAGATTCGAAGCATCGAAAGAACCGGATATCCGACATGGTACAGAGATAGATACTATGACGAGATAGAGGAAGAGGAAGAAGAGGACGAAGATGATTAACGGAGTTCTTGAATACACGGAAGCGAAGGTAAGCATCTTCTTCGAAAAAGGGAATATCGCTTGTGCTTACTGTCCGCTTCTGGAGACTTACAGCAGAAACCAATGTCGCAGAACCGGTGAGTATCTGCTGGATACTAAGCACACAGTAGGGTATTACTGCCCTTTGAAATTCGAAGAAAAGGAGAAAACAGAAAATGATTAAAGCAAAAGACGGAAATGTAACATTCAGAGGCAAGGGCAAGGAACTCTTGGCAGACTATGCCACTATTGGCATCAAGATGAGAGAGATAATGCCGAACGAACTCGTGGAAGCGGCAGTTGATATATCTCGCAAAAGCATGGACGAAATAATGGACACTAAGGAGGACAAAAACAATGCTTAAGGCAAACAAGGGACTTATCCAGATTGAAGGCAACGAGACACTTATAAGAGCAGAATTCTCTACTCTGTGCAAGGCTATGAGAGAAGTACTGGAAGAAGACTACGATGCAGACACAGTAGACAAGATGCTCAACGAAGACCTTGCGGACTCCAAACTCAGCGAAGCAGAGCTCAAGGAAAGACTCGCGGAAAATGTCGCTAAGATGTTCAAAGAAAAGGACATTGACAGCATCATTAACATACTGAAAGGAATGCTCTAATGGACGAAATAAAAGAAACGGTAGCAACCGAAACCACAGAAACGGCAATAGCCGTGAAAGAGGCTACTGAAACTCAGCTCGTTGCCGCTGTTCCAACTATGTGGAACAATTCGGAGCTGATGAAAAGTTCCTATCAGGTCGCAACTATACTGTCAAAGACAGCAGCAATACCTGACAGGTATAAAAACAAACCCGGTGACTGCCTGATACTCATAGACCTTTCAAACAGAATGGGAATATCCCCCATAGTTGTGGCACAGTGGTCGCAGATAGTTAAGGGAAATTTCACGTGGGCTGGTCAGGCGTGTAAGGCGCTTATAGACAACTGCGGGAAGTACAGAGACAGCAAATACGAAATGTTTGGCGAACCCGGAACCAGTGAACGAGGCTGTGTGCTGACCGCAATCAAACGGAGCACAGGTGAAGTTATAAAAGGCCCTGAAGTCACCATGAAGATAGCAAAAGATGAGGGCTGGATAGATAAAGACGGTTCAAAATGGAAGACCATGCCCGAGCTGATGCTGAGATACAGAGCAGCAGCTTTCTTCGCAAGAACCGAATGCCCCGAAGCTCTTATGGGATTCTATACATCTGAAGAAATGAATGACATTAAGGGCTATGAACCTGAAATAGCATCATGACAATGTACAGAGACCCAAGCTATAGAAACCTCGAAAAGCTTCGGTATCTGTTACTCGAACAGTTTGCAAGGGAAAACTGCCCTTGCAAGCTGTGCGATACAAGACGCATGAACTGCCATGCTGGATGTCCAAAGGACGAAGCATATCAGAAAAAACTCGAGAACTACAGAGCGGAAGTTGACGAGAAAATAAACATGCAAAAAGGAATTAATAAAATCCGTTATGGGAATTTCAAACGTAAGGAGATGTGACGATGATAAAGATTATACCCGGTGATGTATATCATGCAGACCGATTCAGAAGTGGTACTTCCGGAAAGGGTGCATGGGAAATGGTGGTAGTCAAGGGAACCACCGGTAAGGAGGAACAGGTTCTGTGGATAACCAATCTTGGCACCGGCCTTCAGGAAGGTGGAGAGTTCCGTGTAAAAAGCATTGATGGCGCAAGCATAAAGCGTATGCCTTTTGTTGAAGGCAAGGTTTGCAAGAACAGAAATACGCCCGGTGCTGAATGGCGCTCTGTAATAGACCTCAATGTAACCATAGACCCCGTAGGATTTACCGAAGCGCCCTTTGATTTCGATGACCTCCCCTTTACTTTCGGTGACGACAATCCCTTTGACGGCGACAGCAACATCTTTGCAGATAACGAGCTGCCCCTGTGAGGTAACTGAATGAGGCTGACAATAGGAAACGTTGAAGCCTTCATAGAGCACTTAAGGGCTTCCGGGAAACTCGCCCCGGAAGCCCATGAGTCAAGCAATCTGAACGACGGCCCACTTCACGGTGTCGATTGCCCTATATGCAATAACAAAGGCTACACAAGCTTCTACAAGGATGGGTACGAACTGACAAAAGATTGCGTATGCATGGCCGAAAGAAGAGCTCTGATGAGGGCGAGAAAAAGCGGGCTGGCTGAGACCCTTGAAGAATATACATTCAAGAACTACATGACACCGGACGCTTACTGCAAAACCATAAAAGAACGCGCAATGGATTATGTAAAAAACGGAGACGGTAAATGGTTCTACATCTCCGGCATTCCCGGCAGCGGTAAAACACATATATGCACAGCTATATGCAAAGAGCTGCTCAAAAAGGGGCAGGAAGTCAAGTATGTCCTTTGGAGAGACATAGTGCAGGAACTCAGGTCTGTAATAAACGACCCTGAGTACGTAGACAAGATGGAAGAGCTGAAGCGGCCTAAGATTCTGTACATAGACGACTTCCTCGTAGGGACTATGACCGAGTCGGACTTCAACAGAGCATTTGAAATCATCAATGCCAGATACATCTTACCCAGCAAGAGAACTATCATAAGCACCAATAGAGACCTGTCATATGTAAGGTCAATGAATGAACAGGTAGGCGGCAGGATTTACCAGAGAAGCAAAGGCTACTGCATGAAGTCGCCGGAAAGGAACTGGAGAAACTAATGTCTTTTAGACAACATATATGGCGTTGCACCATCTACGGTCAGCCCATAACCAAGAAGAACTCCCAAAGAATAGTAATAAACTCGAAGACCAAGCACCCGATGATTCTTCCGTCAAAGCAGTACAAGGAATACGAGACCAAAGCCGGTCAGTACATACGTCCTCCCGAAGAGCCCATAGCTCGTCCGGTAAATGTAAGATGCGTGTACTATATGCCCAACACCAGAGCATGCGACCTAACCAACCTGATGGAGGCGACCCACGATATCCTTGTAAAGCACAAAGTCCTCGCTGACGACAATCACCGAGTTATATATGCCGTAGATGGCTCCCGAGTGAGCTACGATAAGCTCACACCAAGAACGGAAGTTTTCATTGAGGAGATAGATGATGAGTGTAGCGAATAATGTACACAACAAGAGAATAGAAAAACACCTGTCTATGAGAAAGCTCTCAGAAAAGACAGGCGTGGCATTCTCCACCATTTACAGGCTTGAGAACGGTCTCAACAGACCCACATTCTCAACCCTTAAGCTTATATCACAGGCTCTTGATACAACGGTATCAGACCTGATGGATAGTCAGTAGGTATGAACTATGCCTGACTATGGAAAATACCGGGCGGCATTGAGCCTGAGCAATAACGACATCATAGAAGCCGTGAAGAGTAAATATCCCGGATTCTCTAAGATTCAATGCTCGATGATAAACAACGAACCCAAGTACGGAATACAGCTTACAGCAGATGCGGAGAAGCTTATAGCAGAGAAATTTGGCTATTCTGAAGGGCTCAGCATAAAGCCTAAAAAGAAAAGCCAAGTTAAACGCATCAAAACCAACCGCCTTACAGTTCGTCTGGATGACGCGACTTACGATAGGGTAAAAATTAAAATGGCTCAGGAAGGCTCTGAGAGCGTCCAGAGCTTTTTGGAGAAAATGATATCTCAAATAACTGAGGAGGATAAATGAGTTTTTGGATAGGCATGCTGATACGATGCTGCGCTTTATACTTCTTAGGCAAGCTTGCGCTGTTCCTCGTGGAAGCTGCCTATGCCATTGACCATAGAGAACATGCAGACATTCGAAACGAAATACATTGGGAACGACCTGTTCGAGGTATCAATAGACGGAGTGAAGAGTCCAGTGCCTTATACGATGGAACAAGTCGGAGAACTGTACGCAATGAACTGGTCGCCAATAGGAAAGGAGAATAAAGATGAGGGAGATAATGTTCAGGGGTAAACTGCCTGTAGGCGGGGGCTGGCATATAGGACATCTCTACAAGAAGAACGGGAAATTTAATATCAGAGATGATTCAGACCTATCTGATTTAGAGGTAATTCCAGAAACCGTGGGGCAGTACATAGGCTTAAAAGACGAAGCAGGAATATGGATATTTGAAGGTGACATAGTCAAAGGGACGGCGAGATATAACAAAGACGTATACGGCATTGTAGAGTTTCATACCGAGAACATAGGAAGCTGCGGATGCTGCTACGACGACTTCGTAGGAAGCGGATTCGCCGTGTTTGGGCTCGACCTCACAGAGAATATAAAGATAGTCGGGAACATATATGACAATCCAGAGATTTTGGAGGCGTTACATGAATGACCTTGTAAGCAGAAGTGCATTGCGTGACTTGCTATATGAAGAAGATGCTATCACTATGCGTGGTCTTGCAATGCTGAACACATTCCCTACCGTTGATGCTGTGGAAGTGGTTAGGTGCGAAAAGTGCATACGGCACAACGAATGCAAGTTTGAACAGTACCAAGGGCTGAATGGCTTTTGTAGTTTAGGAGAAAGGAAAACCGATGAAACTAAGTGACTTTCTATCGTGGCTAAAAGAACAAGGTGAGGTTATCCTCTCTGAAGAAGATGTCCAAAAGCTAATTGCTGACAATCTTGAACTGCCAGATTCCAAAGTGCTTCGCATAGGCCTTCCAAAAGACCGAGAAATCCGCAGTTACTACGGAGAAAGGAAAGAAAATGAGCTTTTATAATATGATTTTTGGGAAAAATCCCGACACAAAGGACATTCTTGCACTTCTTGGACTGTCGGAAACAGATATTGAGAGGTTTAGAGACTGTTATATAAACGATGACGAAATCTGCATTTATACAAGAACGGGCGGTGGCAATCGAGAATATTATCCCAATGAGGTCTTAACTTCACATCCAAACTATATACGCGATGAAGATGATGACTATGATTGTACCTATGCCACATACTACTTTTCACTGCCACAGCCGCCAAAGGGGGATGAATGATGTCTAAATGTACTTCTGTTGCGGGAAAGCTGTGCTGCTTCTATGAAGAGGAAGAGCCCATAACTAACGCCGACTATATTCGCAGTATGAGCGATGAAGAATTGGCAAACTGGCTTGACTGGGAATTTGGAAAAGCCCAGTGGTGTGACCCCGACAGGATAGGAACAGATGACTGTTCAGACATAGACTGCACAGGATGTGTTGCATACTGGCTCAAACAGCCAAAGGAGAAAAAAGAATGAGCTTTGATATTCACGAAAGCATAGACATTGCAATAAAAGACTATGTGAGGCGTCACGATTGGGAACTACCCGCTAAAATAGTTATGTCTAAAGAAGCATTTATGGCTACTCTTTCAAGAGAATTTTTTAATATTAGGGGTTTCCCTGAAACTTATAGAAGTATTCCTGTAAGCATTGCTCTTGAAGATGAAGGAATGCACATTCATTTATGCGAGCCTGATATAAATCTCTTTCCTGAAATAAACGCTAATACCATAAAGCCGTATAAGGAGAAAGAAGAATGAAGTCTAATGCTTGTCCCAGATGCGGATGTTACGTCCCTGATGATTGGGACAGATGCCCCGCATGTGAACGCCGAGTGCTTGAGAGCCAATGGGCCGCAGAAGAAAATCAGCCCACTACATGGATAAACGGCGGTGGGGGCGCTGGAATAGTGAACAGAAACCCTTACGGTGTTGGTTGCGGTGGGGCATCCCACACTATAATTTTGTTTAAATGAGGAGAACACCGATGAATGATAGGGAAAGACTTATTGAGATACTTGATACAGCGGAAATTAAACAAGAATTACGCTCAAGCACAGGCAGAACCTTGAGTCTTTATCATGCCAAAATAGTTAATAGCGAATATGTTAAGCCACTTACAGAATTGCTCATAGCCAACGGCGTGACCATTCAGAAGCATGGACGGTGGATTATCGTAAACGGCATTATAAGATGCTCTGAATGTAATGCTCATGTAAACTACGAAATGGAGCAGGGGCAATGCTTCTTCCCTGACGAATCAAAATATTGCCATAATTGCGGAGCTAAAATGGAATTGGAGGAAGAGAATGCCAAAACCTAAAGTAAATCCCCGCCGTCGCCCGGCATCTATGGCAGATGTGAAAAGAGCCAAGGAAGAGGCAGTTGCAACAGCTATTGTGCTGACAAAAGCTCTCACATTCACGGCGCTTCTGGACGAGGGCATTATAAAGCCTGAAGATGTAAAACGAGGCTGGGATAAAACCAGATACCTTGCTGAGAGCGTTAGCAAAGGCTACTGCTCAGCAAAGGATATGTACAATGTACTGAGAGAAGAATATGGAATAGATTTGGAGGGTTAAATGAAAAAGATACCTACGCTATTCATTCGAAAATTCGAGGACGGAAAGATAGTAGGAATAACTAAAAAGGTTACTCCCGGTATGGAATGGGTTCTCGAAGGTGAGGGTAAAGCCACAATAAAGATGGACGGCGCCTGTTGTGCAGTTATAGACGGCGAGTTTTACAAACGCTTCGACGCCAAACCCGGCAGGAAGATACCGGAGGGTGCTATCCCCTGTTGTGACCCTGACCCGGTAACAGGCCATCATCCGCATTGGGTGAAGATAAGCGAAAAGAACCCGGCAGATAAGTGGTTTATCAAGGCATATGAGAATACCTCTATGGTATACCGGACTATATGCGTGAACGATAGCTACCCTGAGATGAAGCTCAAGGACGGTACATACGAAGCTATAGGAAAGCATTTCAACGGCAACCCTTACGGCCTCAAAGACGACAAGCTCTTGAAGCACGGAGATGCCAAAACATATCCTATAAGGAGTTTCGATGGCATCAAAGCTTTCCTTGAATGCCATGACGTAGAGGGAATCGTCTTCTGGAAAGACGGTGAGCCTAAGTGCAAAATTAAAAGAACAGACTTTGGCTTTGAATGGCCTATAAGGAGTAACTAATGACAGGAAACGAATATCAGAGATTAGCCGCAAGAACAATCGGCACTTACATGACCAGACCACAGCAAGAACGCCATGCGCTACACGGCATGATAGCAGAGATAGGTGAGCTCAACGGTATATACCAAAAAGAATATCAGGGCCATCCCGCAACGGAGGAGCATCTCAAGAAAGAGCTCGGGGATTGCCTCTGGTTTATAGCTGAATACTGTACAGCTAATAGATGGGAACTGGACGAAATAATGCAGCTCAACATAGACAAGCTCAGAGCCAGATACCCGGAAGGGTTCGAATCAGAGCGAAGTCTACACAGAGCTGAAGGCGATATATGATTTGCCCATATTGCGGAGAGCCATGCGGCAGAACAATGTGCTGCCAAGACTGCTGGCTTTATCAAATATACAAAGAATAAGGGACAGGCATTTGCCTGTCCCTTTTTTTATTTGAGTTTTTTAATCTGTTCCCAAGTTTTTTTCCAGCCATAAGGGTTATCAGGAGACCATTTATTTGCCTCATAAATAGCTTTGAATATGTACTCAAGCCCGGGGTTGTTTCGACATGCATATGCGAGGTCGCCACCGCTGAGGCTCGTATCTGAAACCTCGGGGTTAGGGTCGCTTGCCAAAATCTCTTTCCAGAGGTCAGGAAGAGCTTTTACATCATAATCATTGTCAGATGCCGCATGATACATAGCTTTTATATTTGGGCTCTCAATAACCAAATCTGCCAGTATATCTTTAGTGCTCTTAGGGATTGATGCATTGACCAGACCGTGGAATATGGCATCAGAACTGCCAGTGGTTACATCAAGCTTATTAGCTTGTTTCTTTTTCTCTTCGAGATAAGTGTAGTAAGACCTTGTCCCAACACCGGCTTCATAAGCTTCTATAACGGATGAATTCTCCCGTTCGAAATGCTGCTGAGCTTTAGAGGTAAGGCTCGTTCCGTATTGAGAGAGAAGAGCATCCAATGCTTTGTAGTCCTTATCGGCAGTTTCCTTGTTGTAGGCAGCCTTATAGACCAGATACTTCTGAATCTCTTTTTCGGATAGCCCGGGAATGTCAGGCTTAGGATTGCCTTCGTCATCTACGCCGGGAACGTCAATGCCTTCTCTAAGAGTTTCGTACTTAGACTCATACTCTATATGAGCGTCCTTGGCATACTCAGCCTTTGCGATATCGTAAGCATATTCCTTTGCCGCTTCAGCCATAGCCGCCTGAGTCTCAGCATCAGACTTCTTGTAGATAGCCTTGTTGATAAGCTCGTCCATAATACCGTAATAAGCATTTACTTGGGTATCGTGGAACTTATCTTTCTGCTTTTCGGTGAGCTTGTAGTCAGTACCATCAATGGTCAAGCCACTATTAGGTTCGCTTGGCAGGAAGGACATGTTGCCGGTGGCTTCAGCAAGAGCTCTCATAGCATCATAAGAGGCTTCCCTTTCCTTGGATGCGTTGTAAATAATGCGTTCGTCAAATCCCAAGCCAGTTGCACGTTTCTCAGCGTCGAGCTTATTTTGCAGGAACATCAGTACATCCGAATACTTGTCGCCGTCAAATTCGTCTCCGCTGATTGCTCTATAAGCATCTCTTGACCAGAGCGCTATGGCATTCACAAGGTCATATGCACCAGACATAGGTATGCCGGCAAGATTAGAGAACGACAGAGCAAGGTCTTTAGCATTCTTCAGCGTTACGTTCTGGCCGAATCTATTGAGCTTTTCGATTAAGTCAGTAATAGTGGACAGACCACCTGTACTTATATCGTAAAGAGTATCTGTTCTTTTCCCGCTGAGAAGCTGAATTCCGTATTTCACAAAAGAGTATGCAGTATCCCCGAGGAAATGAATGCCAGTCAATGTCTCGAGAGTGGAATCGCCCAAGTCAGACAGGAAAGTCAAAATAGTCTGTTCTTCCTCATCTCGTTTGAATTTGTGAAGGGCAAACTTTACAAGCTGTCCGAGGAGAGCAAACTCTATCGAAGAAGCGACTTGCGCCGCGTAAACGGCATTTCTGCGTTTTGCAGCGGCCTTATAATCAGCGGCATACTTAGGAGATATTTTTGCGGCATTTTTGGCAGATGCGGCTTCCATTGCGGCTGTAAGAGTGGCATTGAGCTGAGCATTACTCTGAGCAGTAAAAAGAGTAAGATTTTTTACAAACTCATTGTCGCTCCTATACAGTCTGGAGTTGGAAGCAGTAGTTGCATCACTCTGAGTACCAAGAAGAGCTCTGGCAAACAAAGCGTCTACTTCCGCTTTTATTTTCGGGTCAGAAATGTCCTTGACACCATTTTCAGCAGCAATCTGCATGGCAGCAGCTTTGTATATGTTTCTAATAGCTGCTTTATCAGCAGCAGGAACAGCTTTGAGCCATGCTTTACCGCCGGGTATTTTGCTGACAGCCTTTTGCCACCATATATCACCATTTATATTAATGTTTTCTATTGTGGGGTCGATAGCGCCTAACGCGCGGTGTTGCAGCAACTTGTTATCAGCGCCTGAATACTTCTTCCCACCGCCAAACTGAGCGGCCAGAAGATATTTCATGTTAATTTCCCCACCAGCGGCAAGAGTGCCGGCGCATTGTTTAAGAGGCGTGGAAATCTTGAGGGTGATTGCTGCCGTGCCAAGGTTTTTCCTCAAGATTTGGGCGGCACTTTCCAGACGAGTTTTGCCACCAGAAGAAGTCTTGAACTGAATATAATCAGCATAATTCTTAAATTGGTCAGCCATGCCTTCCCCGTAAGTATTTTTAAATATACTTATAAGAGAATCGCCTTCAGCGTCTGGCTCAGACATCATTTTTATTTTCTGAGAAAACTCGGCCCAAGCGCAGTATCTGGATGCATTTTGGATATATCTCTCTATCGGAGCTCCGCTTGATTCCACATAAAGCATGCCGCCGCTTTCTTTGGTTCGTTCTTTCACGGCGCCAAGAGAATCGAAAAAGCTCATTTCTTCTTGAAGCTCTTGAGTCCTTTCAGACGCATATCTTACGGGGAAATAAGAATCCCAAAGCAGAACAAGGTCGTACCCATTTCTCGCTCTAAACGCAGACGCCATTTTAGGCGCAAAGTATCTGAAAAGTTCGGTGAGTGCTTCATCATAAAGCAGAACTGCCTCGTTTTCAGACATGAGCGTTCCGAAGCTTAGATTAATATTTTCGAGAGTCTTGCCGCCGAGCTTGACACCGTCCTTATCAGAATAAATAGGAACAGAAACCTTCTTGCCGTCGCGTATGATTAAGATGCTACTAAGCTCACTATCTGCTCCGGTCTCTCGAGTGGTCATTGCACTGTCGTGGCCTCTAACAAAGTTCAAAAGCTCTATGGCCGAAAGTTCATAAATTTTTCCTTCAGAAGACTTTACAGTAACGCCACTCATAGTCTTGCCGCTAAGGAAATCAACTGCGCCTTCAGATTCATAGAATTTGTTAAAACAATTGTTCGCCTCAAATTCATATTCTTTGTTTTTGACATTGCAGGACATTTCTTCTTCAGCCAATTTATAGCCTTCAGCTTTATTATGTGCCGCGCAACCATCTAACATTTTGAACATGAGTCTTGGAGCTATCAGGTCTTGAGTCAGAGACTTTTCGCTTTTTTTGCCGCCTTTTAAAAACCATTTATAAACAGCACTCTCTTTTAAGAGATTCGTCTTCTCGTTTATATTTCTCATAATGTCATAAGTGAGATAGTCAGCTTGGTACCGCTGCTCTATTCTCTTATTAAGCATCGCAATAGCTTCATAAGCAGCACGAGTGCCACGGTTATGGGCGCCTTCGTTGTCATCGTAAAGCAGCGCATTTGCCAAGCTAATCTTTTCGGCTACATCTGAGAAATATAATCTTTTAGAACTTGGGCTTGGGCTGAACTGAAGCTTTTCGTAATAGCTCTTCAAGGAAGAAAACTCCAGCTCACCACTAACAACAGAGTTTATCTGCTGAACCAAGCCGTCAAGCTTTTTCGCGGCGTTGAGCTCTCGTTTTTCGGCCGCTGTAAGGTCTTCTCTGTTCTTTTCCTTCAAAGAGGAGGACATTTCATTAACACGTCCAGAAATTTTCTTAGCAATATCTTGTGCTTCGCTTAAGCTCTCTCCGAAATTCTTTTCTGCGATAGTGGTTTTTACTTCGCCAGCAGTTGGAGGCTCCATTTCCTTAACATTTTTGCCGGCATCAGTTTTGGCATTTTCAGCCTTTGCTTCTGTTTCGGCTTTAGCTTTAGCCTCAGCCTGTGCTTTATACTCATTTGAACTCTTGGGCTTCTTATATTCAGTGAAATTGAGTTCACTCTGCTCAGGCTTTGGCATGGAGCGGACATTAGCACCAAGATTAGCGTCAGCAGAAGTCTCTTGCTCGGGATTGCTTCTATCCAGTTCCATAAACGCAGCCATTTCTACGTTTGAAGGCAATGGCATGGTTTGGAAGAAGTCGCTTGGGACTACACCATATTCAATAAGCGATTTTTGAGCTATAGCGGCAAAATCAGACAATGCTGGTCTTTCCCCAGTTTCCTTGTTTGCCGAAGCGAAACAAACAATTATCTCTTCGTTGGCGCGAGAATTATATTCGCCATTATATTCGCGCCAAGCTATTTCGCTTTTGATATCATCCTCCGACCATCCAGATAAGCGTAGAGAATCAATTTCGTTAGATTTGAATTCTTTAATGTAAAATTCTTTAATATCTTTCATGAAGAAAGAGAACTTAGTAATGAGCTCATCTGGAATAGAATCAGAGATGGCATTGAATACTCGGTCAACAATATCTATTTCTGTTTTTTCGGAGACATCGAACATTTCGTGCATGACTTCATGCGCTGCGATGCTAACGGCTTTAAAATCGCTTGCATTAATCCAAATATCTCCGTTGGATTCATACCATCCCAAAGATATTGATTTTTCTTTTGTTGTTGCAGCTCCGACGAAAAGCCGTACATTCCTATCAGAATACTGGCTTATCCACGATATAATTTCTCGGTCGTAGTGATTAGGTTCTGTGATTTCGTAGCTGTCATCGGAAAAGTAGTGCCCTAATCGGCTTTGACCCTTTAAACTCTTCCCTCTTCTTCCTCTGCCAATTTTAACGCTTTTGCCATTAGTTCTGACGCCACCCCGTAATCCAGATGCCGCTTGCCAAGAATTCTCTCCGCTTCTTCGTGCCTCCGTTTTTGTTCCGGGTTCGATGATGCGTGCATCGCCGCTTCGCGCTGAGCCCTCTCCTCCTCGGTTGGGCCCAGTAACTCCTTCTGGAACCACACTTTCCACTCTTCCCGGTTTTTGAGGTTTAGTATCTCGGCCTGCGCTTTCTCCACGAGCTCCGAGTTTTTCACCATCTTTTCGTCCATTTTTGCCTCCGTCTTTAGATGATATACCAGTGAGCGCTTCCACTGGGTCTACAGATTTTTTCCCTATATTAACATTTTTAGTTGTTTTTTTCAACGCTCCTGACAAGGCCGCTCCTAAAGAATGACCGTTTTTACTATCGGCCGAGCCAAAAATCCACGAGTTTTCTGGCGCGTTGAGGTACTCACTTAGCGCGCGCAAATACTGGTAATAATATTCGGCATATATTTCGCGGTAAAAAGTGGTTCCCGCATTTGACAAAAGGTCTGGAAAGAAAAATTTAGTTAAAAAATCCTTGTGGTAATAGCCAAAGCCGGAAGCTTCATAGCTGTTGAAAGCATCATTGTGTTTGAAGCTCTTGATTTCAAGAAGAATATTTTTACCTTCCGTTATTGCCTCTTCCGGGAATCCTTTTTCCTCAAGGCCTTTTACAAACCTTTTTACCTCAGAAGCTATATTAGGTTCCCACGTAGCCGGGTCGTAACCATTAAATGGATTAAACTTTCTAACATAAACTTCTGTGCCACCCGGATTTGGTTTAAAGTTTTTGTCTATCTTCTTCTTTGGGGGCTCATCAGCAGATTCCTTAATTTCCGTAGATGAAGTTTTTTCAGGAGCAGATTCTTCTTGCTTTGTAGTTGCCGCCTGTTTAG